TTAAGCACAGAAAATTTAGTATTTAAGATTTTGCGCAACAGGAATTATATAGAAAAACTAAAACAGGAAATTATAAACCTGTACGATAAAAAACAAAGTTTAAACAATTAAAAGCGCATCAAGCGCATTGCGTAAGCAAATTATACAAATAATTGAAAAATTGTCAACATATTTTAATTTATTATTATATTTATAACTAAAGGAATAAACAATTATGGCAGACCTATTAAATAGTAACGAAATCTTCTTTAGCACATTTGAACCAAAAGTTAAAAACAGGTTCATTTTGTACTGTGACGGTATCCCAAGTTTTTTGATTAAGAAGTGTAAGAGACCATCACCAAAAAGCGAAAAGAAAACTCTTGACCATATCAACATTCAAAGATATTATAAGGGTAAGACCACTTGGGAAGATATAAACATGGAATTATATGATCCAATTGTACCATCTGGTGCTCAAACAGTAATGGAGTGGATTCGTCTTGGGCACGAATCTGTTACTGGGCGTGATGGTTATAGTGATTTTTATAAAAAAGATTTGACTATCAATGTTCTTGGACCTGTTGGTGATAAAGTAGAAGAATGGACACTTAAAGGTGCATTTATCACTAGTGCAGATTTCGGTGAATTGGATTGGAGTGATAGTGGTGAAGCAATGACAATTAGTTTAACTTTAAGCGTAGATTATTGTATTTTACAATATTGATTCAAATTATATTCTTTTTATCCCTCTAACTAAAATTAGAGGGATTTTTTATTTTATACAAGGATATTTATTGTATATGAAGAAACATGTAGCATTTGCATTTGGTAGATTCAATCCTCCTACGGTAGGACATAAAAAGTTAATTGATACTGTAGTTGACGCATCAGATGGTGGTGATTTTTATATATTTACAAGTCAATCACAAGATCCTGATAAAAATCCACTTGATTATCAAACCAAAGTAAGTTTTTTAAAGAAACTATTTCCTAGTATACAAGATAAGATTGTATACGATATGACAATCAAGAATGTACTACAAGCCGCAGATAAATTAAAGGCAAATGGTTATACTGATGTTACATTTGTTTGTGGTAGTGATAGAGTACCAGAATTTACAAAGTTATTGAATACTTGGAATGGTATGGATAAAACACCAAGATTTGGTACTTTAAACATTGTAAGCAGTGGTGAAAGAGAAGATGGTGCAGAAGGAGTAGAAGGTGTAAGTGCCAGTATGGCTAGAGAATTTGTTAAAAACAACGATTTCGAATCATTCAAAGGTACTGTACCAAACAACCCTCAATTGGCAAAAGAATTATTTGATGCAGTAAAACAAGGAATGGCAACATCAAAGAAAAAGATTAAGGAGTGTCTTATACGACTTATCAGTGAAATATTGAGTGAAGATGATTCTAAAGTTAAACAAGCGGTTAAAAAAACTAATCAAGCATTGTATCAACAAAGACAGGTTGAAAAAAGAGATGCACAAGATAAATTGAAAATAGCCGCAGCCAAACAAAAAATGGCTAAGTCAATTGATGACAGAAAGAAAGCTGGGGAAGAATTTACAAAAGCCAAAGATGTAGTAAAATCAAAAGATGATTTGGTAAAAGCTGCTCAAAAACAAGTTCAATCGTCTTAAATTAAATAAAATAAAAATTATAACTTTATACTATATATTGGTATACTGAAAGTTATAATTTATGGACGACTATACAATTCCTATTACAAAACCAGCCAGTCAATTTGCTGGAAATGTTTCTCAACAAAAACAAGAAACTACATATCCATCCGAAGTGGTTGATTTGCCAAGTCAAGGTCATTTTTATGATCATTCAAGTCCATTGAGTAATGGTACTATTAATTTAAAGGTAATGACTGCCAAAGAAGAAGATATTCTTACCAATCAAAATTATATCAAAAAAGGTATTGTATTGGATAAATTGATTGAGTCACTTATAGTAGATAAAGATATAAAACTTGATGATTTGTTATTAGGAGATAAAAATGCTATCTTTGTAGCTACCCGAAGATTTGCTTATGGCGATAGTTATGGGCCACTTCAGATTAAATGTCCATCATGTAGAGAAAACAATGAATGTACATTCAATTTAGGTGAATTAAAGTATAAAGATGTAGATATATCAAAGTATCCACCAGGATCAAATCAATTTGACTTTGTTTTGCCATATTGTAAGAAAACGGTAACTTGTAAATTATTAACATCTGGAGATGAAAAACAAATTGATAATGAATTGAAGATGTTACAGAAAATTAAAACAGGTAATACTTCAGAAGTTACCACCAGATTAAGATACACAATTATAGCTATTAACGGAAATACTGACAAAGCAGAAATTAAGAAATTTGTTGAAAATGAATTTACTTCCAGAGATAGTTTGGAACTGAGAAAAACTATTAAAGAAATTACACCCGACGTAGATCTTAATTTTGATTTCAAGTGTGAACAATGTAATCATGAGGAAAGGATAGGTGTACCGCTAACGGTACAGTTTTTTTGGCCTGACTCCGGCAGATAAGTTGTTGATTCACGAGCAGATATTTAGTCTATCATATCATTCACAAGGTGCGTTTACACAGGATATTGTATATAAATTACCTGTGTTCTTGAGAATTTTCTATTTAAAGAAGCTAATAGAAACAAAAGAAAAGGAAAAAGAAGCTATGGAAAAGGGATCAAAGTCTTCTGATAAATCTGTATCAAAGAATCCTAGAGGAAAATGATTAAAAGTATTGTTTATTATATATTTATAAACATATAATTTATGGCAACGCCTTTAGAAACATTAACTGAAAGTCAATTAAAGTTGGAAAGAGAACAACTGGAAAACGCACAGACACTTTCAGATACTGAAAAACAGAGATTGCAATTTATTACAGATAGACTTTCTGCACTTGACGAAGAAAGATCTAAAACAAAAGATTTAGCAAACAGTTTATCTAAACTATTAAAATTAGAATCGTCTCAAAGTGAAATACTTAAATCCACTGTAATTTCATTCGGAGAAATGGGTGAGCGTGCTTCAAATTTATATAAAACTGTATTAAATTTAAAAAATCCTTCTACAATATTTTTGGAATTGTTGAAATTATCTGTAGATAGATTTATAGAATTAGATAAAGCCGGTCAATCTTTCAGAGAAACTACGGGGTTTTTAGCGGATCAAACATCAAATGTAGAAATTACGTTAAGAAGAACCAGTAGAGATTTAGCAACATTTGGAGTAAATGTTGAAAATGCAAATGCCGCAGCCCAAAAGATAGCAGAAACATTTTCTAGTGTATCTCTAGTTACTGATGAAATAGTTGGTCATGTCGCATTGATGGAAAAAAACTTAGGTGTTTCTGTTGATGATAGTACAGCAGTAATGCAAAATTTCATGGGTATTGGACAACTTAGTTCAACTGTTGCTAATCAAACAGCTGCAGCTGCAGCAAGTTTATCAAAAGCAGCTGGTGTTCCTTTTAGTAAAGTGATGAAAGATGTTGCAACCGCAGGTGGTGAAGCTTATAAATTAATAAGAGGAAGTGTTGATGCTTTAATTAAAGGAGCAATTGAAGCTAGAAGACTTGGTTTAGAATTAAAAGATGTAGCTGCTGCTGCTGATAAATTTTTAGATTTTCAAACTAGTATAAATAGTGAAATGGAAGCCAGTGTACTTTTTGGAAAAGATATAAATTTTACTAGAGCAAGAGAATTGTCTTATGCTGGTGATTTGGCTGGATTAGCAAAAGAACAGTCTAGAATCTTAAAAGAAGTGGGTAATTTAAGAAAACTTGACGCATTTCAAACAAAAGCATTAGCAGAATCAATGGGGTTAAGTGTAGACCAATTGATAAAAATGAATGCTAAGCAAGAAGAATTAAATGAATTAAGAAGGAAGAATCCAGATTTAGCTGCACAATATGAAAAAGATTTGGATGTATTAAATGCAACAAATGAAACGTTGGAACAAAAAGCCAAGAGAGAAATTCAGTCAAGACAAATAGCAAGTCAACAACAAAAAATAATGAATGACATTCAACAAATTATGGTTGAATTGAGCGAAATATTATTGCCTATTGTTAAATTGTTTTTTGCGATATTGGTTCCAGTTATTAAAATTGGTGCAGCTTTAGTAAAACTTATTCTTACTCCTATACGACTAATTAATGATTCGTTAGAAGGGTGGTACAAAAATTCTGAAACATTTAGAAATGGCATTAATAGTATTGCTTCTGGATTTCAAACAGCAGTAAATTCAATGGATACAGAAATAGGAAAATGGGTAGGCGGTATAATTGGTTCGATTGTTATTATAGGTTATATCATAAAAAAAGAGTTAATTCAAAATATGTTGAGTTATTTGAAACTTTTTAAAAATATACCTGCTACAATTCCAACTCCCACGACATCACCAGTTACTGGTTTATCTGCACAGAGATCATTTAGATCTGGACTGCTTCAAATTCCATCGGCAGCTACATCGTCTGCTGCAGTAACTGCTCCTACTGCACCAGGTGCAGGTGCAGCTGGATTTATGAATTCAACAAAAGGAATTAATCCTGCGACTGTATTATCATTGGGTGCAGCATTAATTATGTTTGCTGGTTCTATGTATATTTTGGCAAAAGCCGGACAACAATTTAACACTGTAGATTGGAGTTCGCTTGGAAAGATGGGTGCTATATTGGCTGTATTAGGTGCAACTATAGCGACTTTGATGTATACTGGAGTATTAGAAACTGCTGCTGGTGGTATTGCTTTATTGGGACTTGCATTTATACCATTTGCAATATCCGCAATGGCTGCTGGCAAAGCTATGCAAATGTTTGGTCAAGGGATTGAATCTATTGGTACTGGAATAAAAGATATAGCTGCAAATATATCTGCTCTCGCATCTTTGGATGATACATTGTCAATATTTAAAGATGCTAGTTTAATTCTTGGTATTTATGCGATGGCAAATGCTATAGGCGCACTTAATACTGAATTGAATGGAGTTGCTACTAATTTACCTGCGTTAAAAAATTTAGAATCTATTAGAACTGCAACTGGTGGTGGAAACGGTGAACTTGTTGCAAAATTGGATGAATTGATCATATTGATGAAAAATGGTGGTATTGCGGTTAATCTGGATGGTACCAAGGTAAGTACTGCACTTGGTGTTGCTACAAAATTTAGAGGTGCATATTAAACTATTTGATATTTATAATATATGGCAAACCTTAATAATTTAGAATCACCCGCTCCATTATCTACTACCAATACACAAATTATTGGTGCAGGTTATACATTGCCATCTGGATTTAATGATTTAAGACAGCCTGGGGAATTGAGTGTATTATATGCTCAAAACAGTGATGCAATTTATAACAAGTATAAATTACAAACTGATAGTACCAATCCCCTTTTAAAGTTTGGACCAAAACAACCATTTTTTAGTTTTACTCCAAATACAGGAACAAAAGGATTAAATTCATTAAAAAAATATGAAAATAGAGCTGCACCAGTTGGTTCAGGTCCACAAGACATATTAAGAATAACAAAATTTACAATTAGTGCAAATGGTGTAATTTTTGCTACTGCACAAACATTACTACAAGGATTTAATCCATTTCCTGAAACAAAAGTTTATAATCCAGCAATGCCAATATTGGCTGCTACTAGTATTGCTTCATTGGGATTAATTGAAAGACCAACTAGATTTATTGAACCAAATGGTATTGGCGCATTAGCTGCTCTTGGTTTAAAAGGCTCTTTAAAAAATCTTACTCCACCAAAAGGAACTGTTGGTAACAGTAATCAAGCTGCATTATCAAAGTTAAGTTTAGATGGTGGTAAAGGATTTTTAAGAGCACCAACAGCAACTGCGGGAGATAAATCATTAAAAACAAAATGGGTAGGAAAACAATCTTCCTCTGGAATTGCTGATTTCTTTAAATCAAGCACATTATTTGGCGCATTTACAAATCCTAAACAACCAAACGATCCTTTATACAGAGCAGATGAAGCAACATATGGTGTAATGGCATCCACCACTGCTGTATTTGAACAACCAACCGGAACTTTAAAACATACATTTGATAAGAAAGTAATACAAAAATGGTATGCTGGTACTAGTGATAATACTGTAAGAAAAGGTGACACTGACGAAACAACTGGTGTTAGAGGCAGATATTTTAGACAAGCTGACGGTACTTATTTATTAATTGGTAAAAGAGGACCATGGGAAGGCACATCAATTGGTACATTTCCAAAAATATTTGGTCAAGAAGTTGAACTTTCTTTAAGATATGATGCATATCAATTTTATGGAAAAGCAGTTGGATATAATATTGAACCAAATCAAGAATTTAAAAATTCTGAAATGTTGATTAATTTGGCATATTATGCAGATTCAAAACAAAAATATCCAACTAAATTTATAGATAAAGAATCTGATGCGGTAAAGAATATAGAAGACAATTTAAAACAAGTAATTGATAATATCAAAAGTGCAGGATATAAATTTGAAGGAGAAACTGAAAATGATTTGATTAATCCACAATTTTCAGATGGAAAATTAAAAGGATATGATTATATCAGTGAATTGACAAAGGATATATATTCACAAAAACAAAAAGTAAATCCATTAAATTATAATAAAGGTGCTTATATTAGAAAATTTGCATTTGGTAAAAGAAAATTATTATTGGATGATATTGAAGGAAAAGGATTTTCAGGTGCAAAATACGGAGATAAAATTAATTTATTAGAAGTTTTATCCGAAGAATTATTTAAAGAAAAATATTCAGAAGATAATGATTTAATAAAATTTTATTTTAATGATATTGTAAATAATAAATATATTCCGTTTAGAGCCACAGTTACTGGATTGAATGAAAATTTAAATGCGGATTGGTCGCCAATTGAATATATTGGGAGAGCTGATAAATTACAATCATACAAAGGATTTTCAAGATCATTAAGTTTTAAATTCAATGTTGTTGCTAATAGTATAAAAGAATTGTTGCCAATGTGGCAAAGAATTAATTACTTAGTAAGTTTGACCAAACCAGCTAATTATACACAAGGTGATCAAACCAATAATAATATATATTCTAAATTTATGATACCACCATTGGTTAGATTTACAATTGGCGATATATACAAAAATCAACCTGGAGTAATTAAAAGTATTGGATTAAATATACCAGATAATTGTGTATGGGAAACATTAAGTGAAGAATATGCCGAAAAAAATGATTGGAGTTATTTAAATGGCGCATTTACACCAAGTGGAGTGATACAATGGACTGATAGCAAAGGAAAATATGCACAATTTCCACGAGAATGTGAATTAAATTTACAAATGGATTTATTGGAAAAAGAAAGACCTATTGTTGGTGGAAATAATTTTGGTAATTCTGTTAGACAACTTAATGCGCAAGGTGATTATATAAATCCAAATAATAGTGATTCATTTTCTAGAAAAATACTTGTAGTAGATGAACAGTTTGCAAACAATGTTCAAGTACCTGCTTAATTTTATGAATAGATATACATTTGCACAACAAGATAAGAGATGGGATGGAAAGAGGGTATATAAGTCATTATTATATCCAGTGATACCTGTTGCTTATAATGACATATATGTTATAACAAATGAAGTATCTACTTTTGATGCTTTGGCTAATAAGTATTATAAAGATCCTACATTATGGTGGATATTGGCTCAAGCTAATAATTTAGGCAATGGTAGATTGAGTGTACCAGCAGGTATTCAATTAAGAATCCCACAAAATATTTATAATATTATAGGAGATTTTAAGTTATTAAATTCATAAGTTATGGCAACAACACCAGATAATAGACCGTGGGCACCACATCCAATACCATCTTGGGTAATTAAAGAATTTACAAGAAGACAGAATGATATTGGTTTTGAATATCCAGTACCCGTAAGTATTAATTGGGATGATAATGGTAATTGGCAAACATACAAAGGTCCAATGACTGCTTGGGCAAGAGTATTTTCAAATGGAACCGGTAGAGTAAGTGATAAAAGCAATTTTCCTAGCAGAAATGGTTTTATTTTGCATGGAGGCGAAGGATTTGATAAAAGTTATGGTGTTGTTAATAATAGAAATGTATTGGGATATGATTCTGAAGGTGTAGAACATGTATTGGATTTATCAAGTGATGGTAATTTTGTTTCATTTCCAAATTCGTTATCAAATGAAAATAGAACCGTTCAAAAGTTTTTGCCTGTTCCTGGTATCACATCTATTGATGCGGTAATACAAAAAGAAAGAATCAGAAAAGTTACTGTTAATTGGAAATGTTATGGTTTTGCTCAATTGGAATATATGACTCCATATTTTCTATCTCCAAAAATAAGTGCATTTGTTGAATTTGGATGGAATCACTTCAATCCTTCGTCATTACTTGATTTAAGAGCTCGTAATTTAGACAATTTAAAAGAATTGTTTACCAATAGCGGATCTTTATTATATGATCAAAATATAAGAAATTCCTATGGATTGTATGACGTAACAATGGGAATAATTAGTGGATTTGATTTTAGTAGTCAAGATGGTATTACATACGAATGTAAGACTGAAATATTATCTAAACATGCAAATTATTCAGGTGTATTAGTTAATACTGCAGCAAAAGTTTCGTCTGATAAAAATAAAAGTTCTGTTCAATCTACCTTTGCAGAATATTTAGAAAAAAGGTTGACTAAAATACCAAATTGTATTTTACAGAAAAAAAATTTCATGGACCCGTTGGATGCAGAAGAAGAAAAAGCACAAAAAAATTTAACATTTTTATCGTCAACTTTTCCATTTTATAAATATGATAATGGAAACTATACTAGAAAATCAAGCGATGGTAAAGATGTAAAAAGACCTGAAGATAGATTTTTCATGGGAAGAAGATTAGAATATGGCGATTCTGCAAGAATGTCAGGAATGGCAGATTATGATTGGGATAGAAAGGATCAAAAAGATATATGGGTTACTATGGGATTTGTTGTGGAACTTGCAAATGTATTTTTTAACAAACAAATTAATATACAATTAAAAGATGCTAAAGATTATAATTTATATGAAATTGATATTGACGATGTAAAAATAGGAGCACATCCAAATTTAATTTCATGTGATGGTAGTATTTTATTAATTCCAAATCAAAAAGCACCTAAATATAATCTTGGAGCTATGTTTCCAACAGTAGATCCTACCAATAATGATTATCAAAAACAAAAATTTGGAAAAGGTGCAAATTTATCTTTGTTTTTTTCTGAAAAGTTAGGTACTCCATTTTCTTCTTTATATGATAATACTTTATTTAGAATATTTAGAACTGGATATCAACCATTTAATCCTACATATGAACCAGATTACTTTCAAAGATTGCTTGATACTCAAATAGAAAATAGTTTAATTTTAAAATATGTTGGTAAACGAAGTGATGCGCAAATCATAGAAGATAAAGGAAAACAACCTATTTTACTTCAAGTTTTTAGAGATAATTTGGATGGTATAATTAATAGATTTATATATGATAACGATCCTGCTCAAGGAACAAAATCATTTCCTCAATGGGTGGATGACAGTGAAACTCAGAAACCAGCAGGTTATTGGGGTTATCTAAAAGATTTATATGTAAATAAAAATGTATTAATTGAATGTGCAAAATCTTCAGATACGGTTGAAATATTTTATAACTCATTGTTAGGAAAAATTAATGCAGCTGCAGCTAAAATATGGGAACTTGCAGTAGTAGAAGACAGTGAAGATTCTGGTAAATTGAGAATTGTGGATAAAAAGTACGTTCAATATAATAAAATGAAAATCTATCAATTTGATGTAGGTGCATCAAATAATTTCATTAAAAGTATTAATTTCACTGCACAACTTTCAAATGTAGCAGCAAACCAAGTAATTTCATCCGCATCGTCAAATAAAACATCAGATAATAATTCTCCGAATGGTGAAGTAAATTCAAATCAAATACTTTTATTTCCATATGGTGATAGATTCAATAAAGATGTTCCTTTACAATTAAGAAAAATAGATGAGAACTTAGAAAGTATAAGACAATTGCAAAACAGTCCACAATCATCAACTGCGACAAAAGGTTCTTATATAATGTCGTTTAAATCATATATATCAAGAGCTGCGGCAGCAACTGCAACATCCGGGCCAAGAACAACTACTCCTCTAAATCCAAACAATCCTGCACCACCTTCAAGAGCTGCAGCTTCTGGTCCTAGAACCACTACACCATTAAATCCAAACAATCCTGTACCACCTTCAAGAGCTGCGGCAGCAACTGCAACATCCGGGCCAAGAACAACTTCCCCATTAAATCCAACAGTATCAGGAGTTGAAAGTGGATGGAACATAGTGAATTTGGTATTACCAAATGATTCATTATTAATTGCAATAATGAACGATATGGATTTTACAAATAACACTAATATTTATGGTGGACAACAGCCAGGATTTACTGTAGAAATGACATTACAGGGTATATCTGGATTAAGAACATTTCAATTATTTAGTTTAAAAAACTTACCAAGTCCATACTCTGAAAGAGAAATTATTTGTCAAATTGTAGATGTATCACATAAAGTTGACGCTGGTAATTGGACAACTACAATAAAAGCAGGTATTCGTTCAATTAGAGGACAATCAATATCATTTACTACTGACGGTACAAATGAATATTCAATTAATATAATAAAATGATTACACCAGATCAATATCAAAATTTAGGTGGGGATATTTTATCCGATATTACATTTCCAAGTTATTATAAACCTAATGTAACTAAAAATGATTATTTAAAAGGATATATTAATCGTTATCTTGTTCAAAAAATAAACGACTTAACAATTACCGAAGTAATTAAAGAAAATTACAATGGTATTTCCAACAATTTTTATAATAAATTAGTTATACAATGGACGATATCAGGTCCTAAAAACAATCAATATAATAATAAAATTCTTGAAAAAAAAGGTGTTCAAGAACAAAATACACAAACATTGATTGAAAATGAAAAGAAAATGAAGGGATTAAAAAATTATTTGAATAACCCGCTTGAATTTTGGGGTGGTAAATAATTGACTTATAGTTGTTATAGTGTTACATTGTGTCAATGGTGTGTCTGGATAAACAGTCCTATTCTAAATTCTTAGATTCGCATATTTCATCTGATTTTATTCTTGAATGTATTCAATCAGATGAAAAAGTACATCCATGTATAGATGAATTGTGTATGGTGTTAATCCACATACTCAAATCCAAAACCACCTATATAATCAATCTAAGTCACCCAGATTGTAATATCTTTATTGATAAAGAAACATTAATCAGTGATTTTAACAGACTTAAAGGCAAGAAATGGGTATTTGATAAGAAAAAGTGTTTACACCTATTTCCTACAAACAATCTGTTTGATATTAACATCATTTTCTTTATTAGTGATGGTAAAGTTGAAGATTATAGTGAATTTGATACAACTGCACATAATGTCATCAAAACTAAGTTTCAAAAATATGGTGAATTGAATAAAGCAATTCCGATGGTAAAACATTTGGAAAAGTTTGAAAGTATGTATGATGCGGTGTTAATTAGACTCAAATCCATCAAGATCGATAATAGTTTTTATAGTATCAATAGTACCATTACAGATAATCTTAGAGTTCTTGAACAGAATGGGTTGAAAGTGGATGTAGAATTGTTTAATATGCATTTTGAGAACAAAACGGTCAAAGATAAGGATGGTTATGTTTATACACAATATAACCTATATACCGCAACAGGACGACCAAGTAATAGGTTTGGTAACGTTAACTATAGTGCATTGAACAAAGAAAATGGTTGTAGATCATCATTTATCAGCAGATATGGTGATGATGGTATGTTGTTTATGATTGATTATAGCGCCTACCACCCCCACATAGTTGCAAAGTTAATCAATTATAATCTTCCTCTAAACGCTTATGAATATCTTGGTAAACTATACTATGGTAAGGATAAGTTATCAGATGATGAAATCAAAGCGTCAAAGAACCTAACATTCCAGTGTATGTATGGTAATATTCCCGAAGAATTATTGGAAATACCATATTTTAAAAAAATGAGTGATTATATTGCTCATAGATGGAAATTCTTTAGTGAAAATGGATATGTAGAAACGCCGATTTATAAAAGAAGAATCACTACAAACCATATAAATGAACCAAATCCAAACAAATTGTTCAATTATATCTTGCAAGCCAGTGAAACTGAATTTGGAATGCAATCATTGGTAAGAGTCAATGAATACTTGAATGGTAAACAAACCAAGGCTATTTTGTATACTTATGACAGTGTTTCGTTTGATTGTCATAAGAATGATAAAAAAGAAACATTGGTGGAATTGAAACGGTTGATGTCAAACAATCAATTTCCTGTAAAGTGTTACATTGGTAAGAATTATGATAGTATGACGGTGGTAGATATTTAAAAACAATTTGATTTTCGTGTATATATCAATATTTATATATACGAATGAATATAGATGAAGATGTAAAATTAAAAGACTTACAAGTTAAGTTACAACAGGTTGAGACTGTTATGCCATTGCCATTCAGTCAACAATTGAGAGAAAGTTTTCCTTTATATAAGATATTTGGCGAAAATGGAGATTATTATCCAAAAGAAAAAGACACAATCAAAAAGTGGTTAAAATTATCTGAAGAAATAGAAAAGATATTAAAGAGCATACAACAATTAAATAATCCTGCAATAATTACTGCTGTTGGTAAAAATAAATTATATCAAAATTATGCTGATATAAAGGCTAGAATTGAATTGGCATCTGGTACTAGTGTAACATTGGCAAATGTAACAACTACAAAACCAACCGGATTTATTCATCAAGACATCAAAAAGTTCTATGAATCATTCAATAAGAGTGGTTATGCCAGTAAAGATAAGAAAAAAGAAAACACTGCTGATGCGGTGTTGTTATATAATTGTAGTATATCGGAAATTCAAATTGCTTTAAAAGATAAAAATGTAAGTGGTACCAACGAAAGTTTGTGTGAAATAACTGGTACTGGAAAGAAATTCGCAATGGTTTCTTTAAAAGCTGGTGGGGATAGTTATCGAATTGGTAGAATGAAAGGTGCTTTTGATATTTTACCGGACAAATTAAGTTTTTCAGGTACACCCGCAGAAAGAGAAAAATACTATCAATGGTTACAGTCACAACAACCAGATGGAAAACCAATTGAAAAAGATCCACGCAGTGTATTTAGTGGTGGTGCTCCTGTGTTTGAAGAAATTTATATTGGTAAAACATTACTAACTGAAATTGAATTTATATCATCGTTAAAGTCATCACTCAATAGAATTTCATCAAAAATTGGAGATTTGTCTGCAGAATTGACAAAAGGATGGTCCGATTTTATACAAAAAGTTAAAAATACCGTTGTTAAAATATTTGGTAATATTGAACAAAAATGTCAAGAAGACATGAATTATGCTAGAAATCAATATTCTAATATGTTTAATAGTTGGGATGCTATTGAAAAAGAAATTGGTGTTTTATCCGAAGCAAGAGAAGCCGATGAAGTATTGGTAAAAATGACCGATTCATTAAAGAAAAATGTCACAATCTTTATTCAACAAATTAATAGAATTCAACCAGATTCTTTATTTAGTACCATAAACGAAAAAGTAAGATTAATTGATAATAAGAATTTGTTTATGGTTCAACTTACTGGTACTACACCAGAAGATATAAAACAAGTCAAGAATGCTTCTATTAAGGTTTATAATGATTACTTTAATCCATCTACTAAAGGTGATGTTCCGATGAATAAAGGTGCTTTTAGACCAATGAACATCTTTAATTCTAACATCGCAGCTATAAAGTTTTATGAAAAGTTCATTGAACGATTCATGAATGTAGGCAATGAAGCTCAAATCAAGAAAGAATTTATTCAATTTGCAAGTCAAATATCTGCTGAAGCAATCTTTGGTAACAATGATAGTTTACCGCTTGTAGTATTTAATGGTAAGACAATTAACAGAATGGGAACCAAGTCTGAATTTTCAAGTGGCAAAAAGTTGATTGATGCAAGTGAAAATAAGGATTTTAGACTTAGTAAGTTTGAAGTAAGTAAAAATAAAGAGGGAACATATTTCGTTGTATATTTATATATTATATTTGATATACGAGAAGAAGAAGAAAATGGAAAAGTAGAAGTAAAACCATTTTATTCTGCAATTGAATTGAGAAATGAAAGAGGAAGTAAGTTTTCTTTCAAAACAGAAATTCATCGTTCCAATTTAAGTGAAGAGGATGTATTTTAATTATGAACATCAAACAAATATT